TGGGGGCGGCGTTTCTCTTTCTATGGACGACAAATGAACCTCCGACAAATGCGCGAGCGGGTCGCCAACAAGACGGACCACGACCCCGAGGAAACCGCCTACAGGGACCAGATGACGCTGCTGCTTAATGAGGCAATGGAGCATGTCTGGTCTGAGGCAGTGTGGCCCTTTACCCAAAAGCTGGTCTACTTTGACCTGCTGCCTGACCTGTCCCCGGACCGCTTAAGTTCGCCAACGGGCACGATTACGGTCACAACAAATGACGGACAGAGGCTGGTGACCTTCAGCGCCGCTGTGGACATCCTTACCGCCCGAGAGCGGTGGATTGTGGGCAACCCTATTGAACTCTTCGGGCGCGACTACGAGGTGCTCCAAGTGCTTAGCACCACCCAGATCGTCCTGACTGAGCCCGTCAGGCACAAGGCCGTGGGGACACCTCCGACGAGCCCGGCCACCATCGCGGGCAATGCTGAGTGGAAGATTAAGTTCCGCTACTACATTCTGCCCGACGATTGCCTGGAGATCCTAAACCTCGGCCACCGAGACACCCCCATCTCCGAGGGGCCCAGCCAGGGCTACAAGATGTGGTCCGTCGCAAACAGACCCGAGGAGAGCATCGGACTGCGCGAAGACCGCACGGACTCCTTCGCCTCGTTGTATTTCCCCATCCCTCCCCGGATTGTTCCGCCAGCTGAAAAGTGTACGGTGGCATGGGTGACCAACCCGGTGCCTCCGAATACGGCTGGCACCTTTGAGAAGAACAGCTACTGGGAGTTCTGCTGGTGCTTGCAGAGCCCTGACGGGGTCTATGGTCCTTTGTCTGAGCCGCACATTACCCAGGCACCCAACAACGACGGGTCGACAAAGTACAGCGCTGTGCTGTCCTTTCTCAGCTTTGACGATGTCGCGTTTGCCAGCCGGG